GGGGTATTGCCGCCACGCTTCACGGCTCCTGCGGCCTTCTGGTTGGCTTCCTCGTAGACTTCACAGAAAGCATCATAGGTCAGCGGGATTTCCTTATCACGGACAGTCAAACGGCCACCGCCGAAGATCACTTCAGAAGTCTTGAAAGACAGCACCCGTTCATCATCGTCCGCCACGATACGGGCCACCAGATCAACCATACCGGCCACCTTGTTTGCCACCTTATCCTGAAGGTTCGGCTTGATGGAACTGATTTTATCGCCGCCCTTGCGGGTCAGGTCACGGCTTCTGTCCTCATGGCTGATCAGGATGATGTTTTCATAGTCCAGATTCACAAGCCGCTTCAGGGTGTTCAGGAACTCGCTTCTGACCATATCCCACGCACGGAAGGAATCATCAGATTCATGCTTCCAGCCCTGACGGTCACAGATGTAAACCCGGCACGATTCATAAACATCTTCCAGAAGGTCAACCACGATGGTTCGGAAATCGTTCTGTTTCTTTTCCAGTTCGGCCACGGCATCCATGAACACTTCATAGGCCAACTTGCGCTTGGTGATACGGCCTTCCACCGTAACGGTGTCACGAATGGCGATATAGGGGGCATCCACAAACTTGATGTTGCCATCCGTGTTCAACATCAGGGGATCGGGGAACTGATTGGCAAAGAAGGTTTTGCCGCTGAAGGGTGCGCCGTAAAGCCACACAACCTTCTTCTTGGTGGCGTTCAGATCACGGCGTTCATTCTTGGGAAGTAACATATAATCCCATCCTTTCTGACAATATTCTTCATACTCACACCATCCACAAAAATGGTTTGGGTTCTTGGGAAAGTCTGTGGCTTCAACCATGTGCTTCACATCGGTCAGGAAGTCCACAATCTTCATGGGGTTGTACTGAACCGGCATCAGCGTTGGTTCAGCATCTTTCAAGGCCGCTTGCAAGCGGTCACGGAATTGGGAAAGGGTTTCGGTGCTTTTCTGCCTGATCTTGGGCTTGGGAACAATCAGGAAATACATATTTCTGATCCGGTGGCCGGGATGGGTCAGTTCATACCAATACTTGTATTCATGAAGCTGACCGGAAACGGCGTAGTTCTTGGCGTTGTTGGAATACTTGAAATCGTACAGATCAAACGCTTCAAATTCATTCAAATCTTCACCAGTGATCAGGCCATCCAGCTTCAGGCCCTTCCCCACGGGAACCAGATAATCCATAAAGCCGATAAAATCAGCGTTCCCGATTGGAAGTTCAAAGGTTCCGCCCGGTGGCAACATGGCCTTTGCCTTGGGGATCATGGCTTCCAACTTCATCATTTCATGAATGTGATCATCCGTCAGAACCGGGAAGCTGTTCTTGTAGAAGTCAAGGGCTTGTTCAACCCCTTCTTCAATGCCGGTGTGAAGGGCGGTGCCAAGGATCAGGGCGTTGTCTGCGTCCGTGTTTGGGATCGTATCTATCCCTTCCACATATCGCAAGCGGTATTTGTATGGGCATCTATCAAAGACTTCAACCCGGCTGTGGGAAACTCGCATTGTTTCACCCCTTTCACAATAGTCTTGAAGGCTTCAAAGCCTTCCGGGTAAAGGATGAACCCGAACCCCTGTGAACCGTTGATTTGGGCCAAATTACGCTTCTGAAGCACAGATGGGGTTCCATCGGTGGCCTTCAGCTCCACTTCAAGGGCAATGCCCTTCACGGTGATCCGCATATCGGGAAGGCCGCTTTTCACATACCGGCTTCCACCCCAACGCTTTTCATAGAAGCCACAGGGCGGGGCGCTCATGCGGTCAACAGGTTCACCCAAGGGATATATCCCTTCAGCTTCCAGCCATTTCTTCAGGCGATTTTCAAAGTTTTTTTCACCGGCCATCGGCTCACCCCTCCAACATCTGAATCAGGCTGTGAATACCTCTGACTTGGGTGAAGCCCTGAATTTTTCCAGTTCCAGCGTAGAATTGAAACAGTTTATCATCAGACTTCCGCCAACAATGGAAATGTCCGGTTTGCTCATTCTTCAGTTGGTATTCAATGCCGTGGGCTTCAAACTGCTGAATGGCATAGGCGATCCGGTCGGGGTTCTTTGCAACCCGTTCTGAATGAACCTGTTTGGCATGATTTTTCAGGGCATCCCATACTTCATCCCTTGCCATCGGCTCCACCACCTTCCGCCAAATAGTCACACCATGCAAGGAAGGCACGGCGCAACGGGTTAGTGTTGCAATCATCGGCCCATCCAGCAAAGCCAATCCACCCATCCCGGTTGAAGCTAATACATTCACGCCGGGTGAAATAGTGGGCGTTCATGTAGATGTAACACTCGGTAATGTGGCCGTTGGTGGCCTTCTTCATGTCAACCCGTTTGCTTAAAGTCATGGTGACGGAAGTTTCACCAGCCTTATTGGATTTCTTCAATTCCTTCTGAAGCATCATGCAAAGGATCAAAATATCACCTTCATCAATGCTGTCATAGGTCAGGCCCTTGGCGCTGAAATACTCCCGAAGTTCATTATTGGTGCAAACAGGTTCAAAGCCCCGGCAACTCATGACTTATCCCCTTTCAGGGTGATCTTCACATAACCGGCCTTGGCGGTAGTCTTGGAACACTCGGAAGCAATGTCCGGGTATTTCTTCTTCAGCTTGGCGGAATCAATGCTGGTGGCATTGGTGGGCTTCACAAGGGTAAGGTTCAGAACATCGGATTCAAACTTATCCACGCCGAACTTCACCATTGCTTCATACAACTTGGCCTTCATTTCCTTTTCCTGATCCTCAATGGCCTTCTTGTGGGCGGTCAGGGAAGCAATGGCGTTAAGGGTGGCAAGCTGGGTGTTCTTGAACTCCTGAAGGGCCGTTTCTTCATCGAAGGTGGCCGAACCACAGGCGTTCGGGTTTTCCTGACAGGAATCAGGACAAGTGTGGAAATCCGGGCATTTGTGGCAACACCCATCAAATTTTCCACGGGGGCAAGCATTTTCACATTTGATCATTTTTCGGGTTCTCCTTTCAGATAAACATTCAACTGCTTCAGGCCGAAGGCGGAAGCGGCTTCATGGTTGTCAAAATAAATGTCGATCTGGTTTTCACCGTATTTGTCAATCACCCATTGGGCGGGGCGATCCTGAACGATGTATTCACCCAAGCCTTCCACTTCCACCACGGTTCCCAAGGGAAGCGGGGAAGCACAGGAAACACCGGCTTTCAGTTCCACACCAGCGGCACCATACACAATGCCGTTGGGCCGGTTCTTGGCCCATTCACCGCAACACTTTTCACAGGAACAATAGGCGGTAATTCTGAAACTGCCCAACAGCACCGGTTCAGGTTCGGCGGGTTCTTCCACCAGCGGGGTTTCCACCGGCTCCAAGGTCACATCCGGGGTCACGGCGGTAAGCTGATCCGGTTCAATAGGGGCATCCGGGGCCTTGCTGTTGACAGCAGAACAGCGCCCAAATACAAACCCCATCGCAAGGCCCATCAGAAGGGCCACAAGGAACATCCGCCTGAACCGCTGGTTAAGGGCTTTGCGGCGCTGTTGCCGCTTGCTCATACTTTCTGAATAGTTCATCGGTATAGTCCTTTCTCATTTCCAAAGTGGAAAGAATATCTTCTTCAACCGTTCCCGGACAGATCATCAGGTAATAGAAACAGGGCCGTTCTTGCCCAAGGCGGTGAATACGCTTTTGGGATTGCTCCCACAATTCCGAACCTTGGGGAAGGCTGAAGTAAATGATTTTGTTGGCAAGCTGGAAGTTGCCGCCCATTGCACCGGCCTGATACTGAATGAAGGTAATGCTGTTGTGCTGGTAGCGGTAAGCATCCAAGTTCTTTTCTTCACCGGAAAGCACAGACACAGGCCGGTTCAGGCCCTTGGCAATCCCCTTCAGGCGTTCCATTTCTTCCGTGAAGTTATAGAACACAATCAAGCGATCTTCCGTGCTGTTCACCAAATCCCGGAAGGCTTCATAACGGGCCGGGTTATATAGGCCGCAAAGCTGACGGGCGTAAAGGCGGCGGGTCAAACTGGTATCACCGATCAATTCCCGTTCACAATGGGCATTGGAACCGTAGAAATCCGCATCCAGTTCAAATTCACCAAGGTTGGCGCTGTCAATCGCAATATAGCGATCATTCCAGAACTTCCAATAAAGGGGCGAAGGGCGGGTTTTGACCTTGATCCAGTTCCGTTTTGGAAGGCTGATTCCGGCCTGTTCGGTGGTCATGAAAACGGCCCCGTGTTCGGCCAGCTTTAGCTTCAGCCGGTCAACATTCTTATAGCCGGTAA